ATTTGTATCTACTATATAATCATTATCATTAATACGATTTATTAATATTGGTTCATTATTTATCAATTTTTGTATTATAATATTAATTTCATTTAGCGTATCACTCCATACCCATTCAAATAATGACGTTTCTGTTTTTAAATTAATATTAATCATATCAAGTGAAACCCTACAACATCTACCAATTAAAATAATTTTAACCATTATAATTATATAATAGAAAAAATATTTATATAATAGAAAAAATATTTCTAAAATAAACTACATAAAAAATGCTTATTTTTATCATTAAATAATGAAAATAATTTTGGTTACTGGCGGCGCCGGATTTCTTGGCCGTAATTTATGCAAAAAACTATTAGAAAATCCAAACAATTATGTAATTTGTCTAGATAATTTAGTCACCGGAAATTATAAAAATATAGAAGAATTTGAACAAAATACCCATTTTACATTTATTCGCGCCGATGTAACACAATCCGTTCAATTCCCCGTTTTACATGAAATATATCATATGGCATGTATTGCCAGTCCAGATAAATACAAGGTATATTCTATTGAAACCTTAAATACATGTTTTATTGGAACTCAAAATATGATTCAACTTGCAAAAATACACAATGCAAAACTATTATTCACTTCTACTTCTGAAATTTATGGAGACCCAGATGTTCATCCTCAACCTGAAAATTATTTTGGGAATGTAAACACTATGGGGGAACGTAGTTGTTACGATGAAGGAAAACGTATTGGGGAAACTCTAATATATGAATACCGCAAAAAACATGGTCTGGATTTGAAAGTTGTCCGTATATTCAATACATATGGTCCTTACATGGACATAAATGATGGTAGGGTTATTACCAATTTTATAAAACAAATTCTCAATAATGAAACTTTGAATATCTATGGCAATGGAAACCAAACACGTAGTTTCTGTTATGTGGATGATTTGATTGATGGTCTCATGCGAATGATGAATAGCAATGAACCCGGTCCTATCAATATAGGAAATCCTTATTGTGAATTTACTCTCAATGAGTTGGTGAAAGTTTTTGAACAAATAGTGAATCGCAAATTACCGGTTACTTATATGAGTTCTACTGAAAATGACCCAAAACAACGACGTCCGGTTATATTGAAGGCGCAAATATTATTGGGATTTGAACCTAAAATCGAATTAATGGCCGGTATTCAAAAAACATTAGAATATTTCCAAAATATTCAAAAATGAATTATGTAAAAAATAAAAAACATAAATACTATATCAAATATATATTATTTATTACTACCATGGAAATAACAGTAGAACCTGATATGTATGCTCCTAGTATTGACCCTGCTGGAAATTATGTTGACAAAATACCATCATTCAATACTATCAAAAAAGGTCTCAGGTGTCCATGTGGGTCTCGAAAAGATAAAATATATGAAACTCATAAAATATTTTCATCTCATATCAATACAAAAATACATCAAAAATGGCTATCTGACCTAAATTTGAACCGTACTAATTATTACGTTGAAAATGAGCAATTGAAGACTACATTACAAAACCAACGACTCATTATTGCAAAATTAGAAAAAGATGTACAAAATAAAATGATGACAATTGACTATTTGACGCAACAGTTATATAAAAAATGCAATGAAAATGTTGTTACGAATTTATTAGATTTGGATGATGATTAGTTATTTGTTCAATTCCACCAAAATCTTCTTACCTACTTTTTTCAATTCTCCTACTTTTACTAATTGTTTATTATTATCAAAAATTTCTTTATCATATAAAATATTTGTATTTGGGTCTACTTTATATTTAATACCATTAATCTCTTTTGTATCTTTTAGTTTTATTTTTTGTTCCATAATGTTTAATTCTTCTTTCTCACTCATATCTTTTTCAAGTGTAGGATATGAAATAAAATCATTGGACTCTAATTTACCGAAATTACTTCCATAACATACTAATGTTTCATCATCTTTTCCCTTTGATTTTTTCGTGTTATACACGTTACAATCGATTGCGGTTTCTTTGATTGATTTCAATATTTTTTGATTAATATTGTCTTTCAATTGTGCTATCTCATATAATGATTCGTCCGTTGTAATGGACGATTGGTCTACTTTCGATACATCATGAATCATTATTTCAATACTATTTTTGTCCGTTTTTTGTTTTTCTGTAAATATGGATAAATATAAAAACACTTGAACAGTTCGTAATTCTTCTGGTAAATCTTCATGACTGCAAATACGACGAGCACGTCCAACTACTTGGTCTATACGAACATTGTGCCAATATGGCTCTACGATATGTACAAATCGCGTATTCTTCAAATTGATACCTTCTGCACCAGAAGATGTAATTAAAAATAATTTGATGATTTCACCGAAAAAATTGTTTGAAGATTTTTCTTTTATTTTTCCAACAATTTCTGGTGGTACTAATTCCCATGCACTATTGTATATATTACGAATAATCTCCTTTTCATCCGCACTTTCAGTTCCAGTGTACAAAACAAATCTTGGTTTTCCTTCGTCGCCTTCTTTTTCAATAATTTCCCATTTATCACTTGATATATCTTTTTTGATTTTGAATTCAGAATAACCATTTGCTTCTAATATCAATTTTAAAATACCAATACCTTCAATTGTTCTAAATTGACTGTATATTAGATGCAATCCTTTGTTTTCTTCATTTTGAATATTTTCCAATAATTTCAAAAATTTAGGACTATATTTCTTTAATCCTTCTTTTGATAAAAATTGTTCTTCTTCATCGGATTTAGCTGAGTCATATGCTAACATAGATAATGCAGAATCGATTCGTTTTTTATAGGTAGTTTGCTCTGTGTCCATTTTTTCAATATCCTCATTATCAATATAGGAATCCGTTTCCACTAACAATTCTTTTGGAACTATATCAAATGTTTCTTCATTTACATCAGATAATGGCTTGTCTGGTAAAGGACGTTCAATGTTATTTGGAAATGTAAAATTACAAGCAGCTCTTGAAAAAATACGATAAGTTGATGATATTTTGTAAATATCTTCATCATCTCCTTTTTTTGCCTGTTTTTTTTTGTTTTTTCTGCTTTCTTTTTCTTGGTCTATTTCCGTTTTACGTATTTTAATATAGGATGAAAATTGATGCTCGCTCATCTCCACAGGAACTACGTGGATATTTTTATTTTCACTATTCTTTACAAAAGATGGAAGTAATTTTTCTTGTGCACTACGGAAATAGGATGTTAATCCCAATATACGTTTTTTGAATATATTTTCATTCTTCATTGCACCGGTTTCTATATCTACAAATAATGATAAAAATGTTTCTGCATCATCTGGTAATGCCTTATTATGTTTTACTTCGATTAATCCTTCAATTACATCTAATTTATTTTTATTTAATACACGCTTAACTTCTTTTACAAAATCTTCGTCTGATAGATTTCCACTATCATCTAATTTTACACCATTGTATTTTTCAAATTCACCTTCACCGCCTTTATGATATTCAGGGGCTACTCTGTCTAATATGTCTACTTTTGCCTCATCTTCTATTTCTTCTTCTGGTTTATAATTAATTTTGATGACTCCTTTTTCAATTGTAAATGGTTCATCTTTATTCTTTTTTGTAACTCTATGTTTCTTTTCTTTTTGTTTTTTAGTTTTGTTTTTCTTTTCCGTTTTACCACCATTTAATAAAGATGTTAATAATGTAGATACATTATTCATTCCTCCCGTTTTTTTATATGGTCCACGTTTTTTTGTGTTTACAAAACCAAACGGATTTCTTGTAATAATTACTTTATTATCACTATATTCAACATAATCATAATTTTTAAAACCCTCTTTATCGAACATTTGCAATATTTCTTCTTTATTTATTTTATTTCCAGTTTTTACTGTAACTGGGAAACTCCATGTTTTAATACTTCCACGAAGTATATTGAATAAAATACCAATTTCATTTGGATAGTTAATAATAGGCGTACCTGACAATAATACTATTTTAGCGTTTACTGCTTTCATTAGATAATCGTACAATTTATATGAAAGGGATGATGGTCGTTTTATTTTATTGACTATTCTACTTACAAAGTTATGTGCCTCGTCAATAATGACGACTTTATTATCAAATGGATTTATAGTTCCATTCTCAGTAAGTGCATCCATTTTATTTGGAGTTAATCCATTATAGTTAATGTCAGTGTATTTATTACGAATCATATAATTTAATTGTTCATCTATACTTTCTTGGTCTGCATTGCTCAAATCAGCAAAATTAGGTGCTTTTGTAACATCGACCATCCATGCTCCTCTGTTCCTTTCAAATACTTCACGTGGTATAGAGAGAACATTTTCCAATATATCGATATATTCTGGTTTTCCTTCGGTCGATATGAATTCCCAATATTGATTCTTTTTGTACATTGGGTCTCCACATTTCTTCAATTCACTGAAAAAATTCATTTTTAAAGATGCTGGTGTCAAAACCATGATAGATTTTCCTGACTTCATACCTTCTGCAAGTGCGATGGAAGTGCAGGTTTTTCCAGACCCCAACATATGGTATAATAATAATCCACGATAAGGTGAGTATAAGTTTAAATAATCTCTTACAATTTTTTGGTGAGTCATTAATCCAAAGTTGTTATCGCCCGATTTCTTCGAACATGAAACATCATCATTTTTAAGAGATTCAAATTCCTTTGTATAATCTTTGAACATTTCGCGTAATTTTTGGATAAATATGCGACGATTATTCATGTAGTAGGATGAAGTTTTCATTATTACCTTTTCTGGTTTAGGTATTCTTTGTTCTACTGTATGTGTTCCCAATTTGAAATTCTTTATTTCTTCGGTCATCACTGCATCAATGGTTCTTTTCACTTTTGGTGCTTTTAATGCACGTTTTTTTCTTTCTTTCTTTTCTCCTTTTACTGGTTCTTCTTTTTCAGGTTCTTCTTCTTTTTCAGGTTCTTCTTCTTTTTCAGGTTCTTCCTCTTCCTCTTCTTTTTCTTCTTCTTTTTCAAGTTCAATTTCATCAATCTCTTTTCCAAGTATATCTAAGTCTTCAATTTCTTTTTCTTCGCCAATAACCAGTTTTTGTATTTGTTTTTCAGGTTTTCTGATAATACGTACTTCATCCCCAATAATTATTGATTTAGTAGGTGGTTCCAATACACGAATATTAAAAATATTATTTGCATTCAACCTATCCATAACCATTTTTCTATTAATATTCATTTCATCCCGCTTGTCTAATATTTCTACTGCTTTTTTTGGCATTTTATCTTCATCTTTTTTAACATTACCTATTTTCACATTTATTTTTACCTGTTTTTTTGGCATAGGTTTCACTACCATTTGTTCTAAATATAATTGTTCCATTAAATATACTATATATTATAACATAGTATATTTTTGTATTTATTTTTCCACTATTGTTTGTTATTTTTGGCATTTTTTCACTTCGTCGCTCCTAGAATAACTGTAAATGGCGAATAGCCTCATCACATGCAATCTGCTCAGCCTTCTTTTTAATTTTATGTTTACCTTCTCCTAAAAATACAAATATTTTATTGTGTTCCGCCATATATTGATGTATATCTCCATATGAATTAAAATTAGTGATTGGAATGGAATCACTATGTTTTTTATTATGAATAGGTTGACCCAAACATAAGTAAACGCCCATGTAATATCCTGTATCCGCGTTATGGTCTTCTACTTCCATATAATGTGGTGTCACCTTGAATTCTTTTTGAATCTTTACCTGTAAAATATTCTTATAATTATCATCATTTCGAATCAAATTTATCCAATCCACATGTTTTTCAAATACATTTTCTACAAATATTTGCACCATCTGAAACCCTGGACCGGTTACAAATAAATTACCGAACCAACCATCATCATCATGTATTGATATTTTATTGAAATCCAAAAACATTGCTCCTAAAAAGGATTCAAATAAACATCCCAATTTTTTCAAATTTGTACGGGTTTGCTTCAATTCTGCATGTTTTGATAATACGTACCATTTATGTAATCCCATCTCCAATGCCATTTTACCAATCGATTCGTTTTTTACTAATGCGATTTTCTTTTCCGTCATAAATCCTTCATTTTCCTTTGGAAAACGGCGATATAAATAATATTTAGTAATACATTCTAATACACCATCTCCTACAAATTCTAAACGTTCATTGGATTTTGTATATAAAGGTAAACAATCTTCGGGTTGGTTTACTATTGTAATATTATTTTGCATATTTTCCAAATTAGGTCGCTTCATATATGAGCGATGGATAAATGCCCTTTTATATAAATTTATATTATGTATTGGTGTGTTAATGCCGTAATTTTTCAAAATAGTTTGAATTTCATTTTCATTAATTAATTTATTTAGGGGATTATATGGATCAAAAATATAGGTTTCTACACCATTTTGATTTTTTTCAATTATAATATCATCATCAAAATGAGATGATTGGTATTCAGATGAATTTGCGTTTGCGTTCATTTTATTTATCAAATAGAATGAAAACAATTATAGTTGTTACTTATAATTAATACATTCTTTTTATATTAATTTAATTTATATTTTTTTAGATTTTCAAAATAAAATATTTAGACATTATATACCAATATGGGATTAAGTAACGCAGCAAGTAGAGCAAGAAACTATAGTAGTACAGCTAATCAAAATCAAGGTGGTGGATCCAAAAAAGCCGGATTTCCTGGACAAGTCGGACGTGGATGGTGGACCAGTGTTTTCCTTAATTCAACTGACCCAATGTCAGGTAACTGTTGCAACTTGAAGAAAATAATGACCACAATGCGTTTTACCAGAAATAACATTCGTGGTGTAGGTGTTGACCCAAGAATCCGTTACCATTAAGCAATTAAATTAATTGTGTAAAACAATATAATAGTTTCACTTTCACTATTATATTATTATGAAAATCATAATCGATGAACGCGAATCTGTATTATATGAAAAATGTTATTCCATTATACAATGTAATATTACTTCTATACAACTTTCTAAACAGGTTCTCAATTTAGGTGATATTTTAATTAAAACGGATGAAGATAAAGATGTTTTATTAATAGAACGCAAATCTTTGTCTGATTTACTTTCAAGTATTAAAGATGGTAGATATGAAGAACAATCATATAGACTATTGCATTCCAGTGGGTATCCATCACATAGTATTATTTACATGATTGAAGGTATGTTCTCACAATTACGCAGTTTAATTGAAAAGAAAACAGTTTTGTCTGCAATCACTAGTCTCAATTTTTTCAAAGGATTCAGTGTATTACGAACATGTTCTATTCAAGAAACTGCCGAGAACATTGTTTGGATGGCAGAGAAAATAGACCGCGACTTTGGTAAGGGAAAAATACCATATTATTTACATAGACAGCCAACGAATAATGTTATTGCTAATGAAAATGAAGGCGAAAATAATGAGGTTTCTATGCAAGCTGCTCCAAATAATTATTGTACCGTTGTTAAAAAAGTCAAAAAAGATAATGTCACCCCAGAAAACATCGGTGAAATTATTTTATGTCAAATTCCTGGAATTAGTTCTGTAACAGCAATTGCTATTATGAAACATTTCGATTCATTTCTTCATTTAATAACTGAATTACAAAATAATCCAGGTTGTTTAGAGAACATTGTTATTGAAACTAATGGAAAAGTACGTAAAATAAACAAAACGTCCATTCAAAACATACAAAATTATTTACTAAAAACTTGTTGATTTATTCCAATTGGTCTTTTGGTTGTGTATGTCCAAATAAACCTGGGATAGTGTTTTTAGGTGTATATAATAGCGGTTTTTTCACAATGTTCTCATCATACTTACCAGAATCAACTGCTTTTTGTGTATGTAATACACCGCCCCAATTAGGGTCCATTGGATTATCACTTGTTTCTGGTTTTTCAGTGGAATAATGAACTTCATCGATATTGGTATATCTTCCTATATACAATCCTTGTGGGTCAAAACCAGGATAATTGCCTTTATTATATGGTGGATTATCACGACTTGCATCTGATACTTTAATAACTTCATTTGAACCGGGATATAATGTAGTTTGCTCTGGAACACCGCCTTCTAATTCAAATGGACTTGGACGTATTCTATATACTTCTTCCCCCTGGGTATTTACTTCGTTCTGTAAAAATAAAACAGGACAACGAAATCCTTTTTTGCGTTGTATTTCTAAATAGTTAATATATTCGTCTAAATTATAAAAAGGTAGAGGATTTACACCTTCTACCTCAGGTTTTTGGGTATTATATAACAATAGTACATTATCTTTTTTTAATAAAAGATTCGGACAAGAAGCTGATATAGTATTTGTATTTGTTTCTAGGTTCTCGGTTAATTTTAACGATTTAAACAATCCATTTGTTGCATATACATAAATTCCTGCTAAAAATACTATTATTAAAAATATTGTCAATAATGGTTTTTTCATAATGTTTATATAAATATATATATTACTGGGAATTTTCTTTTCCAAATAAAATATATATATGCGTAAAACTTCCAAAAGTTACAAAAATAAAACAAAGAAGAATAAATTCAATAAAACATTAAAAAACAGACCAAATAAATCTCGTAAATTTGTAGCTGGGTCTAATAATAAAATCATTGTTGGTAAAATTTATGCTGAATGGTGTGGGTTTTGTCAAATGATGGAAAATGATTGGGACAATTTGAAACGCGATTTAGGAGAAAACAAAAAAATCGAATTTGTGGATGATATTGAACAAAAAAATGAAACGGTTGATGTTAATAATGTTAATGAAAAATATTTGAAAAAATCACCTGAAAAACTATCATTACAAGGAGGCTATCCTACTATTTTCAAAATCAAGAATGGAAAATTATCTTATTTTAATGGAGAAAGAACATACGATGCTATGAAAAAATGGTGTTTAGAATAAATATCGCAATGAAATAAAAATATATATTACTCAAATATATATGTTTGGATTAGAAAAATACAAAGATTTTTTCGGAAAACCTGGTCAAGGAGTACATAAATACCGTATTTTAAATATTGCTATTGTAGATGTAGTCGCCACAATTGTTGTTGTATACATGATTTATCTTTTATTGACATATTTTGGGTATTTCGTGAATTTTTGGATTTTGTTACTATGTATGTTTATTTTAGGCATTTTTTTACATCGTATATTCGATGTTCGCACTACCGTTGATAAAATATTGTTCAAAAATGCCTAAAATAACGACAAAAAAATAAAAAATTGATTATAAAACTTAATAAATACATTTCAATATAATAAACAAACCAATCATGACAACCAAAATTGTGAAAAAACCAGGTATATTAAAATCATTCCGTTTGATTGATTTCAATATATACGATGAAACCACCGAGAAAGAACAATCGGATAGTGAGGGTAGTGAAAATGGTCGTAAAAAACAAGACTCTTCTAAATTTATTATTCAAATGTTTGGTATAAATGAAACAGGAGAAACGTGTTGTTTATATGTCAATAATTATAACCCATTCTTCTTCGTAAAAGTTGGCGATGAATGGAATCAAGGCAATGCGAATCTTCTTTTAAACGAAATCAAACGAAAAATCGGCGCATATTACGAAGATTCTATTATATCTGCTAAAATCGTGGATTATCATAAACTTTATGGATTCTCAGCAGGTAAAAAATATAAATTTGTTCAAATTATTTTCAAAAATACAAGTTCAATGAATAAAGTCAAAAATTTTTGGTATGATTATAGTGGCGAACATCGTAAATTCAAAAATTTTGAATTTCAAGGAGTTCCACTTGAATTATATGAAAGTAGTATACCACCGCTTTTGCGATATTTTCATATACATAATATTAGTCCTTCTGGATGGGTAGCAGTTCCTATTAATAAAGTACGTAAATGTCCAATACAAACAACTACTTGTAATTATGAATATCTCTGTTCATGTGAACATATACGTCCGTTAAATGACAAGGAAACTCGCGTTCCTTATAAAATATGTAGTTTTGATATTGAAGCTAGTAGTAGTCACGGTGATTTCCCACTTCCTAAAAAAACATACAAACGATTAGCATCGAATATGGTGGATATATTCAATATGCAATTTGAATCTCAAAATTTAGATACAAAGAAAAGCCAAATGCTTTGTAAAAAAATTATTATGTCTGCATTTGGTTACGACAAATTTGATGATGTAGATTTAGTATATCCAAAAGTGGCACCGTCCAAAGACCGTTTGACAAAACTTGTACAATCCTTTTTAGACACTCCCATTAATGATGCCAAAAAAATGACGACCAATACAGATGATGCATATACAATTGAATCTTTATTTGAACAAATGAAAGAAGCGAATGAATATAGTGGAAATGGTGGTGGCGGAGGTGATGATAGTGATGATGATGGTGGCGGAAATGAAGTGGAAGAAACACCATCTTATTATAAAAATAAACAATTCAAAAAGAAAACTAAAAAAGTACAAAAAGAAAATACGATTGTTGATATTTTGATGAATGATGATGATTATAGTCGTGATGAAAAAATTCAATATGTAAATGAAATGTTTCGTTGTTTATCATTCCCTGCATTAGAAGGTGATAAAGTAACTTTCATTGGTAGTACGTTTATGCGATATGGTGAACCTGAACCTTATTTCAATCATTGTTTAGTTTTAGGTAGTTGTGATGATATCAATGGCGTAACGGTTCATAGCGTTGATTCGGAAAAAGATTTATTATTAGAATGGACAAATTTAATTCAAAAAGAAAATCCCGATATTATTATTGGGTATAACATCTTTGGGTTTGATTATGAGTTCATGTTTCGTCGCGCAGAAGAAAATCATTGTGCAGAAGATTTCCTGATGTTGTCAAGAAAACGTGGAGATTTATGTGCTAAAAAAAATAACGATACTTATCAATTATCTATTGAAAATACCAAAATTCAATTGGCTACTGGTGAATATGATTTGCGATATTTTAAAATGGCAGGTCGATTACAAATAGATATGTACACTTATTTTCGCAGAGATTTTAATTTACCTTCTTATAAATTAGATGATGTTGCTGGACAATTTATTAGTGATGATGTAAAACGAATTGAATGTGTTGTGGACCCAGTTTTTGGAGAAATAACCGAATTATATAGTCAAAATTTGTCAGGGTTGCATGTAGACGATTTTATCCATATTGAACTTACCAGTTTTACATCGGATTATTATAAAAATGGGCAAAAATTCAAAGTGATTGATATTGTCAAAAATAAAGAAGTAACTGAAATGGTAAAAGGCGTTGAGAAAACAAATAAATACAATGTAATACGCATATATGGTCATCATGAGATTGACCGTTCTAAATCTGTAAAATGGGGTATGGCAAAAGATGATGTCACACCTCAGGATATTTTCCGTTTAGCAAATGGTAGTTCGGCTGACCGAGCTATCGTTGCGAAATACTGTATTCAAGATTGTAACCTCGTCCATCATTTGATGAACAAAATAGATGTAATCACGGGATATGTTGAGATGTCCCGTATATGCAGTGTTCCTATCAGTTTCTTAATATTCCGTGGACAAGGTATTAAATTAACCAGTTATGTTGCCAAAAAATGCCGTGAAAAAGATACTTTGATGCCTGATTTGGAAAAATCCGGAGGAGGTGATGGTTATGAAGGTGCGATTGTATTGCCTCCCAAATGTTCTATGTATATGGACAATCCAGTTGCCTGTGTTGATTATTCATCATTATATCCTTCTTCTATGATTAGTCAAAACTTATCACATGATAGTAAAGTATGGACTCGTGAATATGATTTACGCGGTAATCTGTTACGTGAAACTGGTGAAAAGGATAAAAACGGAAATTATTTGTATGACAATTTACCTGGATATGAATATATTAATCTGGAATTTGATACATACAAATACATATCGCCAAGAGAAGGTGCTCGCGCAATCAAAACAAAATGTGGTAAAATGATTTGTAGATGGGCTCAATTTCCTGATAATAAAAAAGGTATTATGCCTTCTATTTTAGAGGAACTTTTATATGCTCGTGCAAGCACCCGAAAATTAATTAAAACCGAAAAAGACCCTTTTATGCAAAATATTTTGGACAAACGCCAGCTCGGTTATAAGGTAACTGCCAATTCTTTATATGGACAATGTGGTGCTAGAACTTCCACATTTTATGAAAAGGATGTTGCTGCATCTACTACTGCGACTGGACGTATGATGATTATTTATGCTAAACGGATTATTGAAGAAGTTTATGGGGATAGAGTGTATGAAACTGCTGTCCATGGTCCTGTAAAATGCAATGCTGAATATGTATATGGGGATAGTGTTGCTAATTATACACCCGTCTATGTAAAAGTTTATGATAAAATAATTATTTGCACAATAGAAGAATTAGCCGAAAAATATGGAAAAGGGCTTTGGGTTACATGTAGAGAAGAAGGTAAACAAGAAAAAGAATTTTGCGAATTATATGATGTAGAAACCTGGACTGAACGTGGATGGACTAGATTGTATAGAGTGATTCGTCACGTTTTAGCACCACATAAAAAAATGATTAGAATTTCTACGGATCAAGGTTTAGTAGATGTTACAGATGACCATTCATTGTTAGATATATTTGCAAACCCTATTACTCCTAATGATGTTTCTGTCGGAACTCCTCTCCTACATAATCCTTTAAAAGATATTTGTATTGATAATCCATACACACGAAATGAATCTATTTACATTTATCATTGTCAAGATATTATTACTGCCGCAAAATATAT